AGCGGTTGCTTTCCAGCGACAAGCTGCCGCTTCCTGGCTTGAGTGTAGACGGCGGCACACTGCTTTATCACGGTCAGCCTTGGAGTAACATGAGCGGAGCGGAACAACTGATTGTCAGCACCGCCATTGTCCGCCGACTCAAGCCAGAATGCGGGTTTGTCCTGTTGGATAGGTTGGAACAACTGGACACTGATACCCTAAAAGATTTTGGTGCGTGGTTAGACAAGGAAGGATTGCAGGCAATCGCTACCAGAGTTTCTACTGGTGACGAATGCAGCATTATTATTGAGGACGGCATGATAAAGGAACCATCTTTGTCTGCGCCGGCTTCCGATGCCCAACCTCTGTGGAAATCGTGGAATGGAGGGCAGTTCTAACGCCCTTAATAAAAAATAAGGAGACATTTGTATGAATATTACAAGAGGCAGGATTCCCTGCGGCCAGAAGGTCGTCATCTATGGCGTTCCTGGCATTGGCAAAACCACCCTTGCTGCTCAGTTCCCCAATGCGGTGTTTATTGACACCGAGGGCAGTACCCGCAGCTTCGATGTAGCACGGTTCGACCCGCCCACCAGTTGGGAAATGGTCAAGAGTGAAGCGCAGTATGTCCTTGACCACCCTGAGGGCATTGGTACGTTAGTTATCGATACTGCTGACTGGGCGGCGAAGCTGTGCAACCAAGCAATTTGCGCTAAAGCAGGAAAAGTCGGCATTGAGGACTTTGGTTATGGTAATGGCTATACTTACGCCGCCGAGGAGTACGGGCGGTTGTTGGACATTCTCGACCGCATCACCCTCCAGCGGGGGATTCATGTGGTCATCACTGCCCACAGCGTCCTCAAACACGTTGAGCAGCCCGACCAGTTCGGCAAATATGACCAGTGGGAACTGAAATGTGACCCGAAGCTGGCAGCCCTGACGAAAGAGTGGGCAGACATGATTTTGTTCTGCAACTACAAGATTATGGTAGTTGCAACGGACAAGGACGGCAAGAAGGGGAAAGGTCAGGGCGGACAGCGCACCATGTACACTAGCACAAGACCGGCATTTGTGGCAAAAAACCGCTACGGTCTCCCTGACGAGTTGCCTATGGACTTTGCCCAGATTGCGCCTATCTTTACTCCTGCTGTTGCGGCTGTCTCATCAACCCAAGACGCTCCGCCTACCTCCCCTACAGCTCATCAGGAAACTCCATCTGTTGAAGCTCCACCCCTTGTACCGGCAGATGATGATTCCGTGATTGAGATGAACCCCCTCACTGGGGAAAATATGCTGGAAGGGATTCCCGCTCCGGTAGTTGATTTAATGCAGGCAGATAAGATTCAGGCAGCAGAGCTGCGGCTGTGCATTGATGCCAGATTGCCTGGGTGCTTTCCCGACAATATGCCCTTTCAGAACTTCGACCCCAACTTCTGGGGCGGCTGGGTGCTGCCCAACTGGGATGCAATCGTAGATTGGGTCAAAAAAGATAGAGAAGCTTTACCGTTTTAAGACAAGAAAGGATGGTTTTACATATGGCAAATTACAATAACCAGAACATGGGACAGGAAATCGGCTGGGACGATGAGATTTCCCAGGAGGATAGCCGTTCAATTCTCCCCTCTGGGGATTATGACTTTACCGTTGACCACTTCGTGCGCCAGCGGTTCAACGGCTCCGCCAAGATGTGTGCCTGCAATTATGCAGAGCTGCATTTGACGGTAGACGGCGTGGATATCGTTGACAACCTGTACCTGAACAGCAAAGCAGAGTGGCGCATTTCTCAATTTTTCCTGTCCATCGGTCAGAAAAAGAAAGGAGAACCCTTCCGCCCCAACTGGAACGCCATTCCAGGCGCAAGAGGCCGTCTGAAGCTGGGTGTGCGCACCTGGAAGGGACGTGACGGCGAGGACCATCAGAGCAACGAAGTAAAGGAGTTTTATGAGTCCACGGAACCAGCCAACCCCTTCCCTTATCAGGCGCAGAGCCAGCCCAGCCAGCCGGTTTATCAGCAACAGCGCATGGACGCTTATCCTGCCCCCAAGAATCCCTCTCCATGGGGCAATGGTAAATTCTAATGAACCAGATAAGTCTTTTTGAGCAGCCCACTAGCCCCTCAGAACGGCAAAAAAATATCCAGCTCAGACCTTACCAGCAAGCAGCTCGTGAGGCAGTGGAACACCAGTGGAGCGGCGGCGTTGAGCGCACTCTGCTGGTACTGCCTACCGGCTGCGGCAAAACCGTTGTGTTTGCCAAAATTGTAGAGGATAGAGTCCGAGCGGGAGACCGTGTGTTGATTCTTGCGCACCGTGGAGAGCTGTTGGAGCAGGCGGCAGATAAGCTGGAACACGCTGTCGGGCTGCGTTGCGCAACAGAGAAGGCAGACCAATCCTGTCTTGGAAGCTGGTATCGGGTGGTTGTTGGCAGCGTGCAAACTTTAATGCGAGAAAAGCGGTTGCGGCAATTTTCGCCTGACTACTTCAACACCATCATCATTGACGAAGCGCATCACGCTGTTTCCTCCAGCTACACCATTATCTTGGACTACTTCACGGGAGCAAAGGTGCTGGGCGTGACTGCAACCCCTGACCGTGGGGATATGCAGAATTTAGGCAAGATATTCCAATCCCTTGCCTACGAATACACCCTGCCGAAGGCAATCAAGGAGGGCTATCTTTGCCCCATACAGGCAATGACCATTCCCTTGCAGGTAGATTTGACCAGCGTAAGCATGAGCGCAGGAGATTTTGCCGCCGGCGACCTGGGGACGGCGTTAGAGCCGTATCTTGACCAGATTGCACAGGAAATGGTCAGGCATTGCAGTGAACGGAAAACAGTAGTCTTTCTCCCCCTGGTGAAAACATCTCAGAAGTTTAGGGATATTCTCAATGCTCATGGCTTCCAGGCCGCTGAAGTCAACGGCAGCAGTTCCGATAGGGGGAAGGTCCTCTCAGATTTTGCGGCAGGGCGTTATAACGTCCTCTGCAACAGTATGCTTTTGACTGAGGGGTGGGACTGTCCCAGTGTAGATTGCGTGGTAGTGCTGCGCCCTACAAAGGTACGGAGCCTGTACAGTCAAATGGTAGGCCGTGGAACCCGCCTTTGCCCAGGGAAGGAGAATCTCCTGCTGTTAGACTTTTTGTGGCACACAGAGCGGCACGAGCTGTGCCATCCGGCAAGCTTGATTTGTGAGAGCGAAGAAGTCGCCAGAAGGGTCACGGCGGATTTAGAAGAAACTGCCGGCTGCCCCACTGACTTAGAGAAAGCGGAGCAGACAGCAAGCGAAGAAGTGATTGCCCAGCGGGAAGAAGCCCTAGCAAAGAAGCTGGCGGAAATGCGCAAGCGGAAGAAACGGCTAGTTGACCCCCTCCAATTTGAGCTTTCCATTCAAGCGGAGGATTTAGCGGGCTATATCCCCTCCTTTGGCTGGGAAATTGCTCCACCCAGCGAAAAACAAAAACAAACGCTGGAACGGTGGGGCATTGACCCTGACGAAATTGGTAACGCTGGCAAGGCAAGCAAGCTGTTGGACAAGCTCCACAAACGCCAGGTAGAGGGACTGAGTACCCCAAAGCAAATCCGCTGCCTAGAGCGGTATGGGTTCAAAAATGTGGGGACCTGGAGCTTTGACGGAGCAAAAGCTATGATAGACCGGATTGCTTCCAACGGCTGGCATATGCCCCGTGGAATCAATTTGGCAGAATACAGCCCCAGCAAATAATAAATATCCCGCCTCCTCTCTATTTACCTGCCAGAGGAGGCGGGTGAGGAAAAATAGGAGAGGAGGCGGGAACAACGAACGAGAAACAATATCTCTTGGACGCATTGCAGACCATTCCACCCGCTCAGCTTGACTATAACGGCTGGTGTCAGGTGGGCATGGCATTAAAGGAGGAAGGTTTTGGTTGGGAGGTTTGGGACGACTGGAGCCGAAAGGACAGCCGTTATCACAACCATGAATGCGAACGAAAATGGAACAGCTTTCGAGGGACAGGGACTCCCGTTACCGGCGGAACCATTGTTCAGCTAGCAAAAGATTATGGCTGGATACCTTCGGGAGGAACGGGAGGAGTGGGACAGGAAATCGGCTGGGACGATGAGATTTCCGCTAAGAGTGACCCGCCCGTTGTCATCGACCGGAACTGGCTGGAGGGGAAGGAGCTGCCCAAGCCTATGGGAACCCCTGCCCAGCAACTGATTACTTATCTGGAAACCCTGTTCGATAGCTCCGACTTAGTAGGTTATGTGACCTCTACCTGGGAGAAGGACGGGCGATATATGCCCCAAAAGGGCAGCTATGACCGTACTGCTGGACAGTTGATTGAGGAGTTATCCATTTGTGACGGTGACATCGGAGCGGTGATTGGTGATTGCAGCCCCGATGCCGGAGCGTGGATTCGCTTCAATCCATTGGACGGACAGGGGGTGCGCAATGACAATGTAACGGCATTTAATTTCGCACTCGTAGAATCAGACGAGATGCCCATCGAAGAGCAATACGCCGCCTACAGAACCATGGAACTGCCTATTGCCTGCCTAGTCCATTCCGGCGGCAAAAGCTTGCACGCCATTGTGCGGGTGGATGCGCCTAACTACAGCGAGTACCAGCGGCGGGTAGATTACCTGTATGCTGTCTGCAAAAAAAACGGGCTGAGAATCGACCGACAGAACCGCAATCCATCCCGCCTGTCCCGTATGCCAGGAGTGATGCGAAATGGACATCCGCAAAGCTTGTTGGCAACCAAGTTAGGTAAGGGGAGCTGGGAAGAATGGAAGGAATGGATTGAGGCAGTCAATGATGACCTGCCCGACACAGAGAGCTTAGTTCATGTTTGGGACAATTTGCCCGAACTATCACCACCCCTGATTGAAGGTGTACTGCGTCAGGGACACAAACTCCTTTTGGCGGGCCCCTCTAAGGCGGGCAAATCCTTTTCCCTGATTGAGCTGGCGATTTGCATTGCTGAGGGAACTTCATGGTTGGGGTTTGCCTGCGCACAGGGTAAAGTGCTGTATGTAAACTTAGAGTTGGACAGGGCAAGCTGTCTCCACCGATTCAAGGACGTGTATCAAGCGATGGGCGTTGAACCAAATCGTTTGGACAACCTGCACGTTTGGAACCTGCGTGGTAAATCTATCCCCATGGACAAACTAGCCCCTAGGCTCATCCGCCGAGCGGCGAAGCAGAATTACCTAGCGGTTATCATTGACCCTATTTATAAGGTCATCACGGGTGATGAAAACAGTGCTGACCAAATGGCTGCCTTTTGCAACCAGTTCGACAAGGTGTGTACGGAATTGGGCTGCGCCGTGATTTACTGCCACCACCATTCTAAGGGCGCACAGGGCGGCAAGCGGTCTATGGACAGGGCTAGCGGCTCCGGCGTATTTGCCCGTGACCCAGATGCTCTGCTTGATATGATAGAG